GGGCGGATTAATGAATATCTTACACTAATCTGGAAGCTTTAACCCTAGCTCCTGGGGGCGTTTCTGCCTTTCCGGCCACGTTTTGATTCGTGGGCCTTACTGGGCTTTGAGGGTGGATTTCCCTTTCGCTGTTTTCCCTTCTTTTGCTTCGAGTCCTTTGGTACGGACTCTTCCGCATTGGGAGGGGCCTGTCTTTCCTCCTCTTTGTGTTCCTCAACGCTGCTGTCCGGAGGAAGAACATCTCCGTCAACAACGACCGGCACGCGAGCTGGAGCTGCCGGCTCGATTTCAACGCAAAGTGGGGCCGCCAGAAGGGCGGTAAGGTCGGCGGCGGTAGAAAGCCAGCGATCAAAGACACCGCGTTCAAATTCCGGAAACAGACGCTTGAACTCAGCGTCCATCCATCCGCCATCATTGACATTAGGGAACTGGACGGACTGGTCAAACTTTGACCACCAAGGGGCGATGACGCTGTTCTTAACGTCAGTCCATCCAGCATAGTCGACAACTCTCTTACAGAGCTGTCCGATGACGGGCGTGTTTCCATCGGTCGCCACATATCCGCTCGCCTTCTCAACAAGTTTTGCTTGAGGGCTAACGTCTTTCGGTAACCGAACTGTAGTGTGGAATTTGGCGAGCTGTCTTCGAACATCGCACATACTATTAAGGCTGCCGTGCCATACTTCTGGTGAATAGTAGCGAGCCAGAAAGGTGACCCCTGGGTCATCTCGCTGGACTGTGGCTGCTTCCAGTACAAGACCGACTCGGTCTGCTGCCCACTTATGGGCATCAACTCCGAGCTCAGGGTCGAGACCGTCATCACCAAGATGAATTCCGAGCTTGCTGAAAGCCTGCTCGGGGGTATGGTATGCCCCTCCAGCTGTTCTGGAGTGGCGGAAGCCAAGGTACGCAGTAAAGGCTGCGCGCAAAGTTTGTGAGACGCTCGTAGCAGGGCATCCACTACCGTGTGATGGTCCTTGGTCAAAGGTGGTGCCTTCGGGCAAGAATCCAGTGTTCCCATAGTTGTTTTTCAACAATTCGTTTACCACGTCCCGATAATCTCCAAAGGCCTTAGTGAAGATCATCCTGTCAACATTCCGCAACAAAGCGGTGATGGTACCGTCCATGCGGTGATAGTCTGAGATGTTCACAAATGTGGCACTCGAACAAATCTCCGCAACTCTACGGGCGACCTCAATAGGCTTCATGCCAGGGCCGTACCAGTTAAACTGTTTACAATGCGCTGACAGAGCGAGGGCGAACTGTGACATGGTCAACTTGTCACTGTCGTTGTAGGTCGAAATGTTTCTTGGATCTTTAATTCCAGCATATGCTTCTGCTTTCAAGAAACATTTCAACACCCTCTTAACATGAGGACCGGCCGTAAAGGCGCGGCGTAACGATACCTTCTGTTGGGGACGTGTCTGGCGGTCAACCACCTCATCCACTTCTACTGGATGTAGGGTCGCATCTCCCACCACCAAATTAGCGAACTCGATCATGCACTTATCGACAAAAGAGTTGGGCTTTGGCTCTGGTTTCTTCAGCTTATTAATGCGGCCATCGACACACTGTTCTTCGGACTTCTTGTTCACTACTGGGGCGTACGCGCCGTTGACAAGGGGAGACATAAATGCCTCGAGCTTCGCCTTATCCTCGGCGTGGTAGTCCGTGACGTTGTAGTCATAGGCACGCACTGCTTCAGAGACCGGATACACTGTTGGAATCTTAGTGCCAGCTGCGACTTGGCGGCAAAACATCGTCAGCACCGTAGCGGCCACCTTACTGTCACTTCCCAACCACGATGCCGTGGTGGGAATGACAATATCGGTAGACCCGAGTTTTGACGCGTTTTGGACAGCACTATCTGTCTCCGCTGCTATGGTACAGCAGGAGTGGGTGTTGGCTACGCCCGTCGTGATGAAACACCCATCGGGGCGCGGCACTCGGAACCTGATGAATACATCAGGCACCTTGGCGCTCATAAACCCGTAGCTACCTTTGACCACAGGGTCGAACCGCTGGACATAAGAACTCTCGATGAGATGTTCAGCCAGTAACGCTCCAATTGGATTGAAGATCCTAATGGGCGTCAGCAGAATTAACTGCCGGCTATATGCCAATTGTAACCTCTCCACTGCATAAACCACAGACTTGGTCGGAAAAAGTTTGAAGTACACGCTACGCGTGGCCTTCGTGCTGTCCATGCCGTAATCCCACAGTTTGTGCTGGTACTTGCCACCTCCCGAAACAAACGTTACCAGTTCTCCCTTCTCATTAAAGAAGAAGGTCGTGTTGTCCCTCGAACTACATGCGTCTTCGGGTACAACCGTATAAATGAGGACTGGGTGCTCATTATTGGCGAGGCGCCATTCCATGTCAACATAATAGTCGACGTCACAGTAATAAAGAATGTCATTAGGACCGATGTTTTCCGCACGGTTATCGGTGTTGACATCCTTCGCCCAATACCACTGCCTATCCCCACGAATGTCATGTCTCTGGTCGGTTTTCGACATCTCGCAAGAATACAACGTGCCGCCGCAAGCTGCAGCTATCTTCCTAGCATG